TATACGTCTAACTTTGCCGTACCCACAACCGCCTTCCCTCGCAGCTAATTCCTCCACGCTATAAGATAACTCTATAGGATAACTATGAAAGTCTCTGACCCTGTGGTCGAGGTCATTAAAGCGGCCCCGCCTGTGGGGTACGTGGGCTCGACTTACATCCTAGGCTACTCCCTCTCGGAGATTGCCACGATGCTGTGTATCATCTACACAGTGATCCTGATTGTTGATAAGGCTCCGGCCTTCTTTGCCCGCATCAAGCAATTGGTGCGCTGGCTCAAGGGAAACAAATGACCGCATCTTCAACTGTACTTGAGCAACTGCACACGCTCGTCACTGAAGCCTTTATCGACAAGGTTAAGGGCGGCGTACAAGAGGTTGTCAATAAGGACGGTGACGTTGTGGAGATTGCTGTTAAGCCTACCGCTGCCGAGCTGGCTGCTGCTGTTACGTTCCTAAAGAACAACAACATCACTTCCAGCCCGACTGACGATAGCAAGCTGCAAGAACTCCAGAAGCTCACCGAGGCCCGACTGGCTAAGCGCCGCGAGCGCATGTCTGCCCAGTTGGGCGACGATCTGCCTAACACTGGTATGCACTGATGGCACTTGAATCACCAGACCTAGCGGTACTCCGCTGGCGACGGCTTGAGGTTGTTCAAGAACTGTACGCGGAGTTCATCCCCTTCCTTGAAGAAGTGATGATCCTGCTGGGTTTCAGCACTACCGAGATTCAGGCCGACATTGCCAAGTTCATCGCGTACGGCCCAGCTTACCTTATGGTTATGGCGCAGCGTGGGCAAGCAAAGACTACGATCTGCGCTGCCTTCGCTGTGTGGTCGCTGATCCATGATCCGCGTCACCGTATCCTGATCATCTCTGCCGGTGGGGCGCAGGCTTCGGACATTAGCACTCTGGTGATTCGTATCATCATGACTATGCCTGAGCTTGAATGCTTGCGGCCTGACACGACTGCGGGCGACCGTAGCTCGGTGGAGCACTTCGACGTGCACCATACGCTCAAGGGCGTTGACAAGTCGCCATCGGTCGCGTGTATCGGGATCACCGGCCAGCTTCAAGGTAAGCGTGCTGACTTGCTGATTGCGGATGACGTGGAGTCTACAAAGAACTCTACGACTGCCGTGCAGCGTGCGCAGCTTCTGCACTTGACGCTGGACTTTACCTCGATCAACTCTACTGGTCGGATCATCTGGCTAGGCACACCACAAACCAACGAGTCGATTTACAACACGCTGCCATCTCGCGGCGTTACGATCCGCATCTGGCCTGGGCGTTACCCTACGTCTGAGCAGATGGAGAACTATGGCGAGCATCTGGCCCCGCTGCTGCGTCGGCGTCTTGAGTTTAACTCAGACCTCGGCACAGGCGGCGGCGCACTGGGCGACCAGGGTAAGCCTGTCGATCCCAAGCTGATGAACGAGCACATCCTTCAAAGCAAGGAGCGCGACCAGGGTACTAGCTACTTCCAGCTTCAGCATATGCTGAACACGCGACTGATTGACGCCCTACGTTACCCGCTCAAGACTATTGCGCTGGTGACGATGGCGATGCAGAAGCGCATGCCGATGGAGATTGTGCGAGGCTTGACCTCGAACACTGTCCGCGACTGGAGTATCCACGGCTATGCGTTCCGTACGCAGACACCGCTGGAGCTTAGCCCTGAGACTGCTAACATGCAGGGGATCATCTCTTACGTTGACCCTGCTGGCGGCGGTGCCAACGCTGATGAAACCGCGTACGCTACCGTAGGCTTCCTTAACGGGAACCTGTTCCTGCTTGATGCAGGCGGTGTGCCGGGCGGCTACAGCAAAGAGAACATGGAGGCGCTAGCTACCCGTCTGGCTTATTGGCAACCATCAAAGGTTATCATTGAGAAGAACATGGGCTATGGCGCATTCCGCGAAGTGTTCACGCCTATCCTGGTTGCTGCACATAAGTGTGAGATTGAGGATGACTACGTGTCAGGCCAGAAGGAGCAGCGCATTATTGCGACGCTTGAACCTGTGCTTGGCCGTGGTGCCTTGATCGTCAACCAAGATGTGATCGAGCGCGATCTGGCAGACTGTAACCGCTACATCCCTGCGATGCGTGCGTCTTATAGTCTGTTCTTCCAGCTTGCAAAGATCACCAAGGAACGTCAAGCTCTGGTCCACGATGACCGTGTGGATGCCTTGGAAGGCGCTGTACGCTACTGGCAGAACTACGTTGCGCTCAATCAGCGGCATGCTGTGGAACGTCAACGCGAACGCGAGCACGCTGAAGAACTCAAGAACATCATGGGCTACCACCGCTACGGCGAGCCCGCTGGCCGAACTGGCTCTGTATTCAACCGTTTTAGAAAGTTACGCAAATGAAGAACGAAACTCTGGCTTACGTGGGCCTCATCCCTAACGCTCCCCGTCTGCGTCAAGAGGCCGTCAAGGCTATCTCTTACCTGGAAGTCGTCAAGGATGTGACCGGCGTGTCGCCTTCGCAGGGCGCTGGCCTCAAGGCATTCTTTGATGACTGCTCCAGCAAGTGCACATCCCTGGGCTTGGTGGATACCACTGCCCCGACTGTCGCCAACATCAAGGGCGCTGTGGGTGGTAAGACCGTGGTGCTCACGTACAACGAGGGCTTGGACGAGTCTGTGACTCCGGCTACTTCTGCCTACACACTGAACCCTGCTAACGTCGTGACCGGCGTGCTGGTGCAGGGCGGCAAGGTTAGCGTGAGCGTCACCACGGCTCTGGCCGCTGGCGTGACCATTGCTTACGCTGTGCCGGGCACCAACCAACTCCGCAACGTGAGCGGTGTGCAAGCTGCTGCTCTGGCAGCTACCGCCGTTACGCTCAGCTAATGAGCCTCAAGCAGCAAGCAGTTACTTTGGTGACTGCTGTTTCTGCTGCTTGCTTAACGATGATTGCTGGCTACGAGGGCAAGTCCAACGTAGCGTACCCTGATATTGCCTATGGCTGGGATTTACCCACCATCTGCTACGGGCACACAGGCAGCGACGTTAAGCAAGGGCAGCGGCTAACTGATGCACAATGCTGGGCATTACTCCGCAAGGATGCTGATGCCCATGCAGGCTACGTGCTAGGCTTAGTCAGCGTGCCATTAAGCCAAGGCGAACTCGATGCTTACACCAGCTTCGTGTTCAATGTTGGCCTTACCAATTTCAAGACAAGCACTCTGCGCTCGCGGCTTAATGCCGGTGATCGCTGGGGAGCTTGCATGCAACTGCTACGTTGGGATCAAGCTAAGGGTGTGCGCTACAAGGGACTTGTAGATCGCCGCTATGCTGAGTACAACGTATGCGTTTCTGAATTACCAATTAAGGAGAATCGAAGTGGGAACCTCTAATACTTCTGTGGGCTTCAAGCACATTCCGATTACGCCAAGCAACACTACGCCTATTGGCTTTACTGTCCGCAGCATCTACGTTGGCGTCGGTGGTGATATAGTAGTCGTGAACCGTGACGGCACTACTGTGACCTTTGTGAACTATCCGCAAGGCTGCTGGCTGGATGGCGAGTTCATCCGTGTGAATGCTACCGGCACGAGTGCTGGCAGCTTGGTTGGAGCGCTGTAATGTTGGGCCGTTATCGCGGCTTGCCGCATTCTAACAGTAACTACAACTGGCACCGCACTGCTATTGACCGTGGCATCAATCTGCTGCGGCAGCTTGGTGATCGAGCCAGTGTGTTTGTTCCTGGTGTAGCTAACGCTGATGGTAGTCATTGGATACACGGCGCGAGCCTGGGCCCGACTGCTGGTATGCTGGGGCCAGATGGGGTGACTCGGCCAGCGTTGGCGTGGTTCCAGACCTACCTCGACAGCATAGCCTCCACGGCAACGGCGGTGGACAGCCCGGTTGGGTTCTTGAGCGACGGCGAAGGTGTGCTAGGGCCAGAACTCGCCCCCGCGCTGAATGTGACAAATTGGAACATCTCTGGCGGCTGGGCAATTTCCAACGGAGTTGCGAGCCATTCTGGAGGCGCGGGTGAGCTTGCAATAAAAGGGACAGCCCTGACAAACCAGGCAACCTACCGCGTCAGCTTTTACATTGCCAACGCCACCACAATCAATGTGGTGCTTGGAGGTGTTTATCAAAGCGTGAACGCTGTCGCGGGGTTCAACACCATGACTGGCCCCGCCGGTGCCAGCGGAACATTTGCCCTTCAGGGTGGGGGACCTTACTCCGGCGTCACGGGCATTTCCGTCAAGCAGCTCACCGGGCGCCACGCGACCCAGGCCACTGGAGCGAACAAGCCGACGCTGCGGCGCGGGGTTCAGAACCTGCTGACTTACAGCCGGAACCTGAGTAACGCAGTTTGGGGTCATCAAGCAGCGCCGACCATCTCGGTCGGTACGCAGAACGGCCCAGATGGGTCAGTTTCGGCATCAAGCTGGGCGCGCACCACCACGGCGCCCTCGTATAGCACTCAGTCGTACGTCAAGCCCGCCCAGGCATTGCCCTTGACCCAGGCCTTCATCTGCAAGGCCGGAAGCGGCTCGTTTTGTGCTTTGCGCTTGCAGGGTTCGTATCCCAGCCGCCTCGACGGTGTCTATAACCTTTCCACGGGCCAAGTTGTGGGTGCCTTGGCTTCTGGCTCCTTTGCCAGCGCTGCTGCGTCGATAGCGCCGCTTGGGGGCGGCTTCTATCTTGTGGCTCTCTCCGGCGTGACGGACAACAATAGTTCGGCCCAGTTCATCTTCAGCTTCACTTCCACTCCAATCCAGACTGATGGAATCGACAGCGCCGCAAACTCTAGCGGAGTTTGTCTTGACGCAGGCCTGTTCAGTGGCATCTTCACAGCCCAGCAAATCGCAGCCCTCGGCGGTATCCCGCCGACCACGACCGTGGCGGCCAGCTCTGCGCGGGGCAACTACTCACTTTGGGGCAATGGCAGTAGTACCGCTATGCCCTTTCCGGGGCCGCTTCTTACCATGACTGATGATTGCGCTGTAGTAGCGGGTGCACGGCTGGATACTGCGTCTGGTAGCAGCTACTTTTGCGTGGTGGCCCCCTCTAGTCACTCGTCAACGTCAGCAAGGGCAGGTGTATTATTCATTGCACCGGCTAACGCAGTGGGTGCACTGTGGACTAACGATGCTGCGCAATCTGCCGCCGCCAATGCTGGAGCTGTGCCAACCGGTTCCCCGTTTGTGCTTTCTACCTACGCTGTAGCAGGTAGTGCTAGGGCACGACTCAATGCAGGTACTTGGGGCACCTCCGTGGGCCTGTCGGGCACCGCCACTGTAAACACTGGTGGACTGTTCAGCGCTACTGGGTTTGGCTCGTTTCCTGGGCAACTCTACTGCGCGATCGTGGTCAAGGGTCCGATAAGCGAGAATGAGCTACTGACCCTTGAGCGCTTCGTCGCTGCCCTGACCGGCCCCATCCCTGGGCAGCTTAACTTCTAAGGATCATATGAACCTCTTTAGCCTCTACGTGGGGCTAGTCATCGGCTATGCTG